AGACGAACGAAATTCTGGCAGATATGCAGTGGAAAGAGGGCAACCTCTTGACTGGCGAAAAGACCACGGTGCGAACCGGGCTTCCGTCGGCCACTTGGCGCAAGCTGAACTACGGCGTTCAACCGAGCAAGTCGGTGACCGCGCAAGTCACGGACGCGTGTGGGATGTTGGAAGCATACGCGGAAGTCGACAAAGCGTTGGCTGACCTGAACGGGAACACCGCCGACTTCCGGCTCTCGGAAGATCGGGCGTTCCTCGAAGCAATGAACCAGCAGTTGGCCGCCACGCTGTTCTATGGCGACACCGACACGAACCCTGAGCGGTTCAACGGGTTCCGAGAACGCTACAAAGTCACCACGGCCGCGTCCGGGGGCAACATCATCTCCGGCGGCGGGAATGGTTCCGTCAACACCTCCGTGTGGCTCATCACATGGGATCCTCTGACGACCTACGGCATCTACCCCAAGGGAAGCAAGGGCGGATGGTCGCATCAAGACCTCGGGGAAGTCACGCTGTTCGACAGCGCGACCCCGGCCGGACGGTTCCAAGGGTATCGAACGCACTACAAGTGGGACTGCGGTCTCACGGTGCGCGACTGGCGCTACAACGTCCGCATCGCGAACGTCGATGTGACGACCCTGACCAAGAACGCGGGATCTGGAGCTGACCTCATCGACCTGATGACTCAGGCTCTGGAACTTCCGCCGTCCTCGATCGGGAAGCGCGTGTTCTACTGCAATCGGACGATCAAGTCGTTCCTCCGACGGCAGATCCAGAACAAGACCGTCTACAACCTGACAGAGGAAACGGTTGCGGGAAAACCCGTGATGATGTTTGGCGGAGTCCCGGTTCGCCGATGCGACCAGATCCTGAGCGCCGAAGCGACCGTAGTGTAAGCTGACGATCAACTAAAAGGAGAAAAACGATGATTATCGATAAACTGCTCGAGTTCTCTTCCGCTCAAGCATTGACAGCCACTGCGGCGTCGACGAGTGACCTCGACCTGAAAGCGGCTGGAGATGCGATGGACGGGAGTGAGCTGTATTTAGTCGTTCGATGCGGGACGTTGCTGGATTCCTCCGGAGAAGGGGCCACGCTGAAGATTGCTCTTCAGTGCGACAGCGACTCCGCATTCGGTAGCGTGAAAGAGCTTGCCGCCCTGACATTGGCGGAAGCGGCCATCGCCGCCGACTCAATCCTCTGGATGATCAAAATTCCAGTGGGCTGTGAACGGTACGTGCGCTTGTACTACACCGTGAGTGGAGAAAACTTCACGGGTGGTACGATCGATGCGTTCCTCACGGCGAACGTCGACAAGCTGTTCGTGTAACCCATGAAGTACCGGGTATTACGAAACTGTGATGGCTTCATGGGTCGGTACTGGGAGAAGGATGCCGTCGTAGACATCGATCCCGCGCTAAACCCGCCCGAGCATTTCAAGCTGTTGGAAGTGCCCGTGGTCGTTCCGCCTGTCGAGGAGAAAGAAGCACCGATCGAGACGGAGGTTCCGGCAGAGCCGGAGCCGCCCGTCAAGACGAAACTCTCGAAGGCGAAACCGAAGGCCAAGAAACGGTCTAAGTAGCACCCCTGACAGCCGGACCGGCCGGGGGAGGGCTCGTAGTGGCCTCCCCCCGTCGGTCTCGAAAAGGAGACTGCCATGATCTCGGACGTCGATGTCTGCAACAAAGCCTTGAACTATCTTCAGGCGGGGAGCATCTCCTCGCTCGAGGACAACACCGCCAAGGCCAGAGCGTGTCTCGCCGTGTTCGACACGATACGCGACTCCGTGCTGGCGGATTACCCGTGGTCGTTCGCGACCCATATTGAAGTGCCAGAACTCATCGTCGACGAGGTTCTCGTCGGCTGGTTGTATCTTTATGCCATCCCCGCGAAGTGTCTTGCGATCCGCAAGATCTTCGTCGACACCTCGGTTCCGAACCCGGATCCGATCGAGTACGAAGAGTGCGTTTCTCCGTCGACGCTGAAGCGGGCTGTCGCTGTCAATTACGAGGATCCGTACATGAGATACACTCGCCAGATCGTCAACCCGGCGCTCTGGAGCGTGAAGTTCTCTGACGCTATGGCGATGCGTCTTGCGGCAGAGATCGGAGCGACGATCACCGGGAAACAGGAGGCCGCCACCGAGGCCGCCAACCGATACGGAACCATCGTCAGCGAGGCCAAGCGCCTTGAGAGCGAGACGAAGCACGTCGAGAAGACGAGGACGTCGTCCTACGAGGATGCGCGATAATGGCCGCCTACTATAAGGGCCAGCCGACATTCTCCGGCGGGGAACTGTCCCCGAGCCTTCAGGCCAGAGTCGACCTCGAGCGCTACGCGACCGGGGTCAAGCTGGCGAAGAACATGATCATCCACCCACAGGGCGGAGCGTCCAACCGTCCGGGGTTCGTCTACGTCGCGACCCCGAAATATGAGGACAAGAAGTGCATCCTCTCTGGGTTTGAGTTCTCGTCTACCCAGTCGTACATGATCGAGATCGGGCATCTCTACGCTCGCTTCCACACGAAGGGCGGGCAGATACAAGCGGATCCAGACGTATACGACGACTACAACCCAGCGCCCGGCTGGGCTGTCGAGGACTGGTGCAAACTCGGCCTGTACCGCGTCCTGAACTGCGGATCGAGCAAATATCTCACCGTGTCGTCTCCGTACGGGGACTCGCACACAACCGTCCAGATCGCCATGGCGTCGAACGCTGGCGACTCCATCTCGGCCGTGTATGCCGCCGGAACTCTGTCGATCGGCCTTGCCAACACGACGCCCGCCAAGAACGCCGCCAATCTTATTCAGGCCGCTGTCCGTGCGGCGGACGCCATTTTCGCTGGCTGGTATGTCACTGAGAATGCGGCTTACGCGGCCGCTCGGCCGACGACTGGAATAAATATCGCCGCCGCCACCGTCACCACGAAGAATAAGTGCTACGTGAGCAAAACCCTTCAAGCTCCTTCGGCCACCAATACCGGGCTCTTCCCAGAGGATCCAGACTACGGGGCCGCGAATTGGGAGCAGAAGGACGTCTTCGAAGTCGTCCTCCCGTACGACGCGACCTACGGCGACGGGGATCTCAAGGAGCTACGATTCACTCAGTCGGCCGACACACTCTACATCGTGCATCCCGACTTCGCGCCGCGTACGCTCACGCGCCTAGAGCATTCCCTCTGGGTACTCGACACGATCGATTTCGTCAATGGCCCGTTCATGCCGGAGAACATCGACGCCGCGCACACGCTGGCATCGTCTACGATCAACAAGGGAACCTCATCGACTCTAACGTCGACGGTCGATATCTTCGACAACAAGCACATCGGCGCTCTCTTCATGGTCAGCCACGACCTTCCGTCGCAGACCGTCTCTGGATCGCTTGCGTCGAACGCCTCCAGCTCGACAATCATCGGGATGGGCGGATGGCGTCTCATCACGCACGGCACATGGTCAGGCAAGATCACCGTAGAGAAATCGATCGACGGTGGATCGAACTGGGTCGAGGTGCGGATGTTCAGCTCGTCCAGCGATTTCAACGTGAACACCTTCGGCGCTGACAGCAATGATGATGCGGCGGCGATCTACCGACTGACGATGAGCGGTTACGTGTCGGGGACGTGCAACTACGACCTGACGATCGATGCCTGTACGGTCGACGGTATCGTGAAGATTACCGCTGTAGCGAATCCAAAATCAGCGACCGCCACCGTCTTACGTCAGCTCGCCAAGACGACTGCGACGATGACGTGGTCGGAGGGTTCGTGGTCGGATATGCGCGGATGGCCGAGTGCTGTCTCGTTCTTCGAGGACAGGCTCGCGTTTGCGGCGACAGATACAGAGCCTCAGACGAGTTGGTTCAGCCGAACCGGGAGCTACGTCGACTTCGGCATCGGGGATCCTTTGGCTGATGACGATTCTATTTCCGTAAGTCTTCCGTCGAGAAAACTCAATAGGATCCAGTCGATGGTTCCGCTCAAGGAACTACTGGTCTTGACGTCCGGCAACGAGGCGACGATCGGTTCCGGCAGTGGGGATCCCATCGCTCCAACGACGATCACTCAGCGGATCCATGGCGGACGGGGAGCGAACAACGTCGAGCCCGTCATCATTGGTAACCGGGCGGTCTTCGTACAGCCGACGGGAGGAGTCGTTCGAGATATCGGGTTCGACTATGCCTCCGACGGATACGACGGGGACGACATCTCTCTCATGGCGAGCCATCTTTTCAAGGGACACAGGATCATCGATCTCGCCTACCAACAAGAGCCGGACAGCCTCATCTGGGCACTGCGCGAGGACGGAGTCCTCCTGTCCGGCACCTACCTGAGAGAGCAACAGGTGCTGGCGTGGTCTCAGCACCAGAGCAATTTGTTTACGCTCGATTACGTGTCACTGCACGAGAGCATCGCCGTCATCCGTGGCGAGGGCTACGATCAGCTCTGGACGGTGGTGAAGCGCGGAGCGATGCGTTCTATCGAGGCGATGGCTCCGAGAAACTCGGATGCCAGCATCTATTCTCAGTGCTTCGTCGACCGGGCATTCACCGTTGCCGGAACGCAAATCCTCGACGTCCGAACGGAGAACACCGGGGCGTCTCTGTACTTCAAGTTCCCTGTCGGACACGGCTTCGAGGTCAACGATGTGTTCGGCGTGTGGGGAGTCTTCGGGATGCCCGAGGTTAACTGGCGCAAGTACAAGGTCTCATTCCTGTATCCCGACGGACAGGGGATCATCGCCTATGACGAGACAGGGAACTGGGTGCGATCCGACGGGTGGGGCACCTACGAGAGTGGAGGATGGGCCGTCGTTCCGACGGACACGATCTCCGGGCTTTCGGCCATCGAGAACTTTGAACTGTCGGTGCTGGCCGACGGCAAGTATTACCTGAAGCAGAAGGTCGTCGGAGGAACGATCACTCTCCCCGAGACGGCCTATTTCATTACCGCCGGGGTTCCGTACTATTCAGATCTGGCGAGCCTCAAGCCCGAGATCGTTCAACAGGACGGAAGCATTCAAGGCCGGAAGGTGCGCTGTAGCCATGTGGTCACCCGTCTCCTGAAGACGCGCGACGGGCTTCTTGGCCCTGACGTCGACCACCTCTACGACATCGATATGAGATCGCTGTCGACTCTCGAGGATCCTCTTGCGCTCGTCTCCGGCGATGTGAAGAGTACCATCACGGGCGACTGGGACAACGGAGGACAGGTCTACTACCGTCAGGACAAGCCGCTCCCGGTCACGATCCTCGCGTTCATCCCGGCCGTAACGGTGGGAGGGTAGATGTGGTGCGTTGAGAAGGGCAACGTCACGATCCGGCCGTCGAAGCACGACGATGTCGTGTACCTGAGCGAACGTCTCAGGAAGACCGACGTCGACGAGATCTGGGCGGCCGTGCATTTGAAGCCGTTCGAGGCGCTTGTCTACAGCCGCAAGGGATCGTTCCTGTGTCAGACGGTTCTTCACAAGACCCAGCCCGTGGCGATGTTCGGAGTCGCCCCGGAGACCACAGGCGCGGCGGTCTGGTTCCTCGCGTCCGACGATCTGGACAAGATGTGGCTGTCGTTCCTGAAGATGTCGAAGATGTGCATTGACCGAATGCTCGACGAATCCCCTTTGCTATTCAACTGGGTCGATGCCCGGAACGAGAGATCTATCAGGTGGCTGAAGTGGTGCGGAGCCAAGATCGAGAAGCCAGCCCCGTTCGGGCCCGATCAGCTTCCGTTCCATTTCTTCTCGATCAAAAGGAGTGATTTATGTGTGTCCCATTAGCCGCCGTCGCTATCGGCACCTCGATCGCCGGGGCCGGAGTCTCGGCCTACTCGGCGATTAAACAGGGCCAAGATCAGAAGCGGTACTACGACTTCCTCGCGATTCAGAACCGATCTCAGGCGGAGCGAGCGATGGCCGCCGCCGAGGAACAGGCCGGGTTCATTCAGGACACCGCCGGGAAGAATCAGGAAGAGCTGGATCGCCAACAGAGGCTCCTCGAGGGCCGACAGAAGACCGTCCTCGCTAAAGGCGGCGTCTGGAGTACATCGAAGACCGCACAGGATATTTACAGAGACACGGAGACTCAGGCCGAACGCGATGCGACAGCTCTGCGCTTCAACGCGAACATGGAATCATGGCAAGCGAAGAGCCAAGCGGCAGAGTCGGCGCGAGCCCTGAGAGAACAGGCCGTCGGATACGGCATGGCCGGATCCAACGCCCGAACGGCCAGCTACTGGAACACCGCTTCTTCCGTCCTCGGATCGGCAACGAACATCGCCGACTCGTGGGGTCGGTGGATAAAGGCTGGAGGATAATATGCCACGAGTACCCACTTTAGGCCCGCAAGTCCAGCAGAAGACCCCGACGGCGACAACACCACAGATCGGTCGCGTTCCAGAGGAAGCGTTCGGAGGGGGAGTCGCTCGCGCCATTGGCGGGTTCGGAGATCAGCTCCAGAAGACGGGATCCGTCATGATGGAACGGGCCATCGAGATCGAACAGCGCGAGAGTGAAGCGGCCGCGCTCAAGACTCAGAAGGAGTTCCGAGCCGAGCTGGACGCCGCTCTCAAGGATCCAACGGTGGATCCCGAGACAAAAGCTCCGAAGGGGCTACTTAATCGCCAGCTCTCTCAGGCGAAAGACACGACTCAGGAGTTCATGCAGATTTCTGACCAGCTAGCCAAAAAGTACAAGGCGATCCCGGTCGCGCCCAGCCTTCGCAATTCCTACGACAGCGCTATCGACAGCCATCTCGAGTCGGCCACTACTCAGGTCTCGACGCATGAGGCCACGCAGAGGGACGCCGATGTCGCTATGACCGTGAAGACCTACACGGCAGACTCCATCGCCACGGCCGGGAGCGTCAAGAATCCAGACGATCTGTTCAAGCTTATCCAGAGTACCCAGCGAATGCTATTCCCGATGATGAAGGGTCGGGGGATCAACGAGGACGCCGCGAAGTTCGAGCTGAGATCGATCGCCGGAGACATGACTAAGGCCTCCGTCCTCGGAGTTCTCGAGGAGAATCCTAAGAGGGCCGCCGTCCTTCTCGAATCTGTCAAGGGCGGGATCAACCCGACGGACTACAACGAACTCAGCCGCACGATCGAGGGGAAGCTAGTCAACGATGAGAACCTCGCCGTCTGGAATCGCGTCAGCGTTATGAAGCGCTCCGACGGGACGATGGATACCGGGAAGATGCAAGAATACGTGTACAGCCTCCCGGTGACGACAGAGAGAAAACAGCAGATCTTCTCATACGTGAACTCTCGGGCCTCTGTGGCTGACGCGGACTTCAAAGAGAGCATCACCGCAAACGACCGATCGTTCGCGAACGATCTCGTTAAGCTCCACGCCGACGGGGCTTCCTTCGAGGAAGCGCTCCAGCTCTCCGTGACCTATGGGCGGGACTCGAGCGATATCTCCGAGAAACAGGCGCAAGCGAAATCGCTTTGGCTCAACAAGGACGCCGCCTTCGATACGTGGATCAAGGCCCAGCCACAGGAATATCAGGCGGCCGCCGAATACGCAGAGATGACGTTCAAGTCGGTCTACCCGAAGAAGAAGAACACGGTCAAGCTCCAGCGCACGGGACAGGAGCCCGTCGAGGTCCAGGGTGCCGACGCCGCCATCCAAGAGTTCAAGCTCCAAGCTCTGGGGAAATCCCCGGCTCAGATGCGACAGCTCGCGAACGACATGGCGAAGCAAGTCGAAATCACGACGGAACACTTCTGGCAGAACGACGACTATCCGTCGTGGCAAGTCTCCGCCCAGAACCGCCTCCAGATCGACGAGGCCATGGCGAAGATGGAGAACGAGTACGGCGTGGCGCGAGTCGCTCGAGCAAAGATCCGACTGCGTAAGGAAGGCAAGGCCATCAACCCGACGAACATCTACAAGCTCGTCAACGCGGTTACGCCGGGAGCCAAGTAATGGCACAGACGATCCATCCACTTCTGGCGGTTCAGCCGGAATCGCCGGATCCGATCGACACCGTCGACATCTCTGGGATTGATTTCACCGAGAACGAGAACCCGCTCGACGTTTCGTTTAAGAACGCCGCCGCGAAGGATCCCGACAAGACGGCCCAGATCATCACGACAGCCCGAAGTCTGAATCAGCCGCCACAGGTCGTCGAGAGAAACTTCGAGACGGCCAAGATTGCCGCGTCACGCCCGTCGTCGGAATACTTCGCTGACATCATCGAAACTAACCCTCGCGTCGCGACGTTCCTGTCGGATCCCGTGAACATGGCTGTCGCCAAGGATGACATCCCGTCGCTGGTGACGGTAGAATCCGCCGCCCGTCAGGCGCTCCACCGCATGAACCCGCTGAACTTCCCCGGCGCAAAGCCCGAGGATTACCAGAAGATGTCTAACGATCTCATCAGCGGTTTCCAGTCTGGGCGAGTCAATGTCCAGCAAGCGGAGATCGGCTGGCGGCGAATCATGGAGACTCTCGAGACTGGCGAATATAGCCAGTTCGGCGAGGCCGAGCTGACGGATCTCCAGAAGAAAATGGCCGACCAACCCAAACCACCGGCCGGGTTCGCTCCGTTCTATTTTGCCGGGCAACAGCTCCCGAACTTCTGGCTCATGGCCGAGCGTGGTCTCTTGCGCGGGGGTCAGACGGCGATCGTAGCAACGGGAGGCGCGGCGCTCGCGTCACTGGCGACGGGCCCCGGCGCTCCGGCGGTCGGAACGGTATCCCTTCTCATAGCTTTCTTCGGAGGTCTCACTCTCGGCGGGCGCATCGGTGTCGCTGAAGCCTCTGCCATGCTCGAGGGCGGGCTCGCGTTCGAGGAGTTCCGAAATCTGAAGGACGCGAACGGCAAGCCCGTGGATCCTCGCGCCGCCGCATCAATGGCTCTTGGCGTCGGGATTATAAACGCTGGGCTCGAGTATGCGTCAGCGGCCGCCCTCCTTCGCACGATGCCCGGAGGCCAGAAGGTTCTCGGATGGCTCTCCGACAAGAAGCTCTTCCCGAAGATGACGCCCGGAGTCGCGATCAAAGCGGCCGCGAAGCGCTATCTCGAATCACTCGGGACGGAAGCCGTGACCGAAGTCCTTCAGGAAGCGTCGACGGTATCCGGCGGAAACATTCTGAAGTCTCTATCGGGCCAGCCGTTCGAGGACAACCCGAAGGGATCCGACATCGCTCGGATCCTCTCCGTCATCTCGCCCACACTACAGGCGACCGGGCTCATGGCCTTCCCCGGATCCATGATCCACGTCGTCTCAGACATTCGATCGATGGAACGCGCCAACGCCGCCTCGAAGGTCTACAACGAGCTTCAGGATCAGGCATCGAAACTGCGTCAGCGATCGCCGGAGACGCACGAGACCTACATGGAATCCGCCGTAAAAGGCACGGCGGCCGAGACGATTTACGTCGACGCGGTACAGGCTCAGACCTACTTCCAGTCGCAGAACATCGACATGGGCAAGGTCGCCGAATCGCTCGGAGTCTATGACCAGCTCGAGTCAGCGATCGAGCGCGGCGGAGACCTCGCCGTCTCGTACTCGAAATGGAACGCCCAGCTCGGAAACACCAACCACTACGCGAACCTCGCTCAGGATGTGAAGTTCTCCCCAGAGGAGCGCACGATTCGCCAGTCGATCCAGAAGGCCACAGAGACGGCCCAGATGATGGTCAAGCAAGCCGAGCTGGCGGGCGCACAGGACGCGACGGTAGCGGCCGGGCTGGAGTTCATCCAGAACGACATGAAGCAGAAGCTCAAGGCCAGCGGCGCGTACGACACGATGAAGAACGGGGAGGCCGTCCTCGAACAGAACGCGAAGGTCTTTGCGGCGATGGTGGCGAACCTTCCTGAACGCGGGAACGCGGATCTCAAGACCTTCTACCAGCAGATCATGCCCGTCGAACTGTCGTCGAAGGAACAGGCCCCGGAGGGATCCCTCGAACAGGCGGGCCGCCATGAGACGGAAGACATCGCGTGGAACGTACGCCCAGATGGAACGATTTCCGTGAAGGGAAACCCGGCGCGGATCCGAGAGATCGTGTCCTCAAACGGCATCCCTGTCGTCGGGACTCCGAAGGAAGGCGGGCTCGATTTCTCGAGCGCCTACAGCAACAAGATCGTTTCTGCACTGCGCGGCGACGAACGTGGGGCGAAGGGATCGCGCAAGGGCGAGATCGTCGAGCATGAGATCTGGGACGGTGGCGAACGCGCTGGAACGATCAAGGGAGCGCCGGAGCCGTTCAACACGCTCGATCGTCTACCCATCCTCCGGGCCATGACACGCAAGGCGGCTCTCGAGGGTGAGTCTGGACGGTTCTGGTATGAGAACAGCGGCCGGGCCGTCCTACGATTCGTCGGGGGGAATGTAGATATTGCCGAGATGTTCGCGAAGGTTCTTGCCGTCTATTCCCCGGCGACACAGGTCGGCGCGAATATGACAAACGCGCTTAAAGCGTGGTATCAGTGGCTCGGCGGGAAGGATATCAAGGCCGGGCGTTTTGGCGATCAAGATCGCAAGGCCAGCTCCATTCTTTACGATGGGAAACACTGGGAGGGCGAGAAGACAAACAACTTTTTTATCAACCTGATGCGGCAGATCAAGCCTGACGAGTACGCCGACATTCAGGGCGTCACCAATGATATGTGGATGATGCGGATGTTCGGATATCCCGTCGACGCGCCGACAGCTCACGCTTATCGCTTCGTCGAGAATGAAACGAACAGGCTCGCGCAGGAGCTTGGCTGGGAACCACAACAGGTACAAGCCGCCATCTGGACGTCCGTGAAGACGCGCCTCGAGAACAAAGCGGTGAAGACCATGACAGACGCCCAGTCGATTCAGGCGAAAGATCTGAAGATGTCAAAGGACAGGAAGGGTAAGGTCGTCAGGAAGTGGCTCCGCAAAGGATCCGAAGAGCGCCACCGGGAACGATGGTTCCAGAACGCGATGAACGCAGACATCTCCCCCGCAGAGATCGCCGCCAGCAAGTTCGATTTCGCAGACGCTATCCTCGACTACCGCGCACAGGTTTCATGGGAAGCCCGCCCCGGCCGAACGACGGGCGTTCTTCCTGAGGTCAACGATGCGCCGCTCGACATACAGCAGGAGTTCCAGAGGGCGATCGCCGCCGCCTTTATAGGCCCGAACGGACAGGATCTTCTGGCTGAGTTCATGAAGCTCCCGGTTCTTGGCGAGTTTGAAGGGATCGGGGTTTGGCAGAAGGAGTTCGCCGCCGGATCCCAGCAGGAGATCGCTGTCCCTCCGCGCCATAAGCCGGGGAAGGGCGAAACGACATCTCTCGACGATAACGCGAAGAAGATCATCTCGGCCTACGCGGCCATAAAAGGCGCACTGCTCTTTCAGGAGGGGGTCGGCTGGCACCGCCCGTTCTACGCCAGCGCCCAAAAAGATGAAAACGCCGTCGGGATCTCTATCGGGAGAACAGCCCTTGCGGAAGAGGCGAAAGCGATATACACTAATTTGGATAGAGAGCTTCAGGCTTCGGGTCTTGGGATCGAAGTAGACAATCATGTAGGACTCGTCCCGTCGCCCGATGGCATCCGCGCCATCGTTTTTTATTGGCCCGGCGAATCTCAGAACAAGAAGTTCCACGAGATCGTAAAGAA